CACCGCAGCGCAAGATGTAACTGCTGCCAGAGAGCGGTTGGGTTTAGGGGCTATCCCAGCAGACATCGCGGGCGGTTTAGTTGGCCCTGGGAAGTTTAATTTGGCCACACAAGGACTTAAATTGGGTGGTGGTAAGATAGCGCGGGGTGCTATTGGTCTTCTCGCGGGTGGTGTCCAAGGTGCTGCTGAGGGCGCTATTTCGGCTGCTTCTCGCGGCGAATCCATTCCTGGTGGAGCAGGTGTTGGTGCGCTTGCGGGAGGCGCTGGTACCGGGATTTCTCACGCGATGTCGGGGGTTGGCAACAGGGCGGCCAAATGGTGGTCCGGAATAGACGATACCCTTCCGCCCGCAAGCCCAAGAGCTAGGGCTATAACACCATCCGGGCAAGTGGAGAGGGCTGTCGCTGGCGTCGAAGCGACCCCCGGTGGCGGAACTCAGCGCCAACTTCAATCAGCTATTGCGGACATCGCCGGTAATAAAGCGTTTACTAAGAAGCCCGAGGTCCAGGCTAAGATGCAAGAAGTTATCCACGGCGATCCGGCTACCAAAGGAGCGAAATGGTTGGGGAACGCCGCAAACGTGGCGTCCTTGCCTTCTAGCATAACATTGGGGATGGGCGGAAACGTAATACCGGCGTTAATATCCGCAGTTGGCCTCCCCGCTATTGGTGGCATCGCTAATGCCGCCTCAAAAGGGGGAACCCAGGCATCGACTGAAGAGTTGCGCCGCATGTTGCTTAACCACCCCAAGTATAAGGGAATATTGAGTCCGGAAGGCACAAACAGAGTTGGGAGTGCTGCTCGTAGAGCTATTATGAACCAACTGGAAGAAGAGCAGGGTTATTAGACCGCTTCTTAAAGTATTGAAACACCGCTTGGGATATGTCCTCTTTGGCTTGCAGCGCCGCTGTTACTCTGCGGTCCAATGGGGTACCCCAAACGTCCACGTATAAGCAGTTGAATTTCTGGCCGTGTCGGTGCATTCGGTCTTCCACTTGGCTGCGGTCGTCCAAGGAGTAGCTGTTCTCGGCGAATATCATAGTAGAACAATGATCTATATCTTCCCCGCCCAATAAGGTATGTCCGTATTTCGACGCGCGTGTCTGACCCAGCAGAACGCGGCAATTCGGATCCTTGTTAAACTTATCCACTTGGGCTTTAATCTCGTGCGGCTCCATTAACCCTTTAATGTGCGCGGGGTTGTATTCAGCCAGGCTCCGCTGCAGCAAACCGAGAGTGTACCTGTGAATGTACGGTATTATTACCTTACCGTCTGCTTCCTCTACAAGTTCGCGCACCAATACGAACCGTGGATTCTTTTCCGGCGATATTAATTCCTCGGTAGACCCATCTTCCTTGATAATGAATCCGGATTGAATTTGGGCAAGCTTGATATACTTCGTTATAAAGGCGTCCACGGCGACGTTCTCGGTTTCGTTTATCCATAGAACGAACTCGTCCTCCATGCTTTTATACATAGACAACAGTTCCGGCGTTAGCTTGTACTCCCGCGAAGTGTACATCTTCTCGGGGAGGTCCGTCCAATCCTTCTTGGAGGCTCGGAAGATGAACTTGTCGATCAGCGCGGCGAGCAATTCCTCATTTTGAGTGCCGACCACCTTCTTACCTCTAAACCCACCCATCTTGCAATATGTAGTCTTGAAGGGATGGTATTTGGTATTTATGGCACCGATTGCTCGCATCTGCGCCCAAAGGTCGTGGGGGCCGCTCGTTACCGGCTTTCCAGATAGCAGGCGAACATACTGAAACTTAGGGGCCATCCCAAGCACTACTTTGGTTTGGATAACGTTGTAGGTCTTAATCTGGATGGATTCGTCTATCGTCAACACGCAATTTTTACCGCTGATGAACTTGTCAATGTATTCGCGGACGTGCGGTATTCGTATCGCCTCGTAGTTCACAATAAGCACGGGCGGCAACTTGTAATCAGTCTTCAAGAAGCGGTCGTTCTCATATGCGGAACCGGAATTGAAAACGAAGGGGTGGACTTGAACCCCCTGTTTATTAATCTCGTCTTGCCAACCGCTCTTGAAGCTATTGGGGCAGATAACCACCATCCGGGTAGCCTTGCCCTTGCTAACTAAATGACAGAATTCGGTGAGAGCTACTAATGTCTTGCCGAGGCCCATTTCCATGTAATAGGCGAATCCGGGTGCGGTATTAGCCGCGTTTAGTGCAGCTTTCTGGACGCTCAGTAATTCCATGGTTCCCTCATTTTAAGCGCGTCTTGGCTGCGAAGCCTTACCTCATTGTGGATGTGCTGTTCCATTCGCTTAGTCCAACTATCCCCGTATACTTCCTCCAGCCACTTGCAGTCTTCCTCATCGAGGTTTAGGATTACCCGCCTCTTTGGCATGCTCCACTCCTTGCAGTCTTAACGCGACATAGGCTAGAAAAGCGAAATTTGCGGTGTCCATCAGTTCGATTAGCGAGTTTTCGTCATATTTATTGGTGACCAACTGTTCCTCGAATTCCTGAACTTCCATTTGAAGGAGGTCTATTATTCGCCCCATGTCCTGGATCGAGGGGGTATCCTTGTGACAGTTTTTATCCAGCTTCTTTATCATACCGTTAAAGAAATCTAGCAGTTTGTCGTGGTATTCCCTCAGCGAATCAGGCACTTGGACGAGGATGTTGGTTGGCACGTCTACGCTCCTTTATGTCTTTTACGTGTGGCCCGTATCCGAGCAGGAAGTCAAACTGCTTGTTCATAGCTTCCATAGCGCCGTGAAGGTCCGACAGCAGGTACTGTTGAGATACTTCGTCTAGGTAATCCATATGAGATATGAACACCACGTCTGGGTCATTTGCTGCGCATGCCTCGAAGAACTGGTCTATCGAGAATGTTGCGACACGCCGCACTCGTTGTGTAACCGTTGTAAGCTCCGGGGGCAGCCCCAATTCCTCCCAGCTAGTCTCGTTCTGGTCGCTGTACCATTCGCCGCTGGAATGTCCGTCCACGTCGCCAACCCGAATTGGGTAGGTTCGGATCGCCATGTAAGTTTTGGCAAGCATCCGGGGCGGGATTCTGGCGTCAGCCAAACCTTGCATCACGGTGCATTCGCGGCTGGTTACTTTGGGGTAGAAATGGGAGTTGATCCCCAAGCTAAACCCCTGCGCGACCTCCATAAAATAGGCGTTCTGCTCGGGTTTGATGCGGTGGTTCTGTATCACTACGTTGCGACCAAGCGTTCCCAACGATTCTCGAGCGATGGCCATGGGTTCTCGGTGTATTTTCCTAGCTAGAGCAGCCCCGGTACCACTTCTAGTGCCCGCCACTTGGGCGATGGTACCCCCCTCTTCCGCGCGGCGGTCTTCGTCGGTTACGATAGCGGCGTTGGGGTGCACAAATACCCGCACATCGGGGAATTGACCGGATTCTCTGTACAGGATTTCCCGATCAATAACCGCCCCAGCCGATAAGTAGACGGCGCTCCGAACCCCAAGCATAGATAGGTACACGGCGAATGTGGGCAATTGCTTGAGGACTATCTTTCTCCCTTCGAAGTAGCAAGTATGTCCACTATTCGGCCCTCCGCTGTAAATGGAGCCAGCGAAATTGATAGCCTTGCCCTGCTCGTAGGCTTGCTGCGTGAGGTAGGCGGATAGTGCCCCCTTGCCCGTCGATCCGAACTGGCCGTCCACCACGCAATGAACGCCTGTACCTTTGAACAATTCCATGGTTACTCCTTGGGGGGATCGAGCAAGGCAGCGAGAGCGGCGTAACCAGCCTCGTCCACGTGGTTGTCGCCGGATTTGCCGTAGGCCGTGCGGGCAATCTTCAAGAGGACCATCATTTGGGCCACGTCTTTGGCTTGGATGGCAAGGTGCGCTCGCGCAACCGAGGTATGGCGAACGTACGTCGTCCAGAATTCGCCCATCATCTGGAACGAGTTGGTGGTGTCGCCGTGTTCCTTGCTCTTGGACTTAACTTGGTCCAAGGCTCCGGTGAGTACCTTCTCGGCTACGTCCCCTTGGTGTGTCTCTTCGGAGATATCGAACCTGTCTATTTTCTTCATCTTCTTAGCCATCATTTCCTCCTTGAGTGGTAGTATTGAACTAGTTGGTCGTGGAACGACATTTTAATCGACGTGACCGAGAAGCACTCTCGGCAATCAATTACTGCTTTAGGCTCGTGGAAGTAATACACCCCCTGCTTAAAGCCAATCATGAGGGGGATAACATGGCCCGACTTGTGCGCCGCCACCTTTACGCGCTCCAATTCGAGCAGCTGCCTTACGGTGGGGCCAAAGGCGTAGTCCTTAACCATCTTAACCTCCGCCGTGAACACCGGCAGGCCGATGGGGATAAAGAGTGTGTCAAATATTCCTACCCCATATTGGTCCTCGATACGGCGAGCATATCCACCCATTTCCATTACGGACTTCACCATGCCGCGTTTAACGTCTGACTCACTCATCCATGTCTGCCTTCTGCCACCACCATTCGGTTACTTCTAGTATGCGGTTGCCGTTCTCATCAGGCTCGGTCATTCCGACCACCTGCGATTTGGGGCACCACACTTCTTGCTTTACGCCCATAGTTGGGTGCAATAAGTACGCTTTCGCCGTGGTTACTTCGATTTTGGCTTCGAACTTGTAAGTCGGATCGCCGGGGCGGTAAGGCATTTCTATTCCTCATATTTGTCCAGCTTGTCGCCATAGCTTGCCTTAGCCCAATCGGGGCCGCTGCCAAGGCCAAATGGGAGGGGAACGGATACCCCTAACTCATTGCCCACATTTTCGACGATCCTAATAAGCTCCGTCGGGTCGTGGGCAGGATTACGCTGCCATAATAGACTGTCGTGGATAGTAAGTAGCATCTGTACGTCATTTGGATGCGCGTCTTCGTATTGACATGCGCGAAGGAGACACATTTTAATATGCTCTCCTCCAACATTTTGAATAATCCGGGATACGGCGCGGTAGGCAAATCGCGGGTCATCACAGTAAGCCCGTCGCCCGAGAAGAGTCTTGACATATCCCCTCCGCTTGAACACCTGGACGGCAGTATCCTGAAATACCTTGATATGGGGGAACGCGTCCGTCAGAAATGTCCGGTGGGCAGACCGTGCCCGTTCGATGTCCCATCGCATGTGTCCCGCAAGCGTGGGGGGACTCATCATTGTTAGCATCCCCATTGCCATCCTCTTGGCGGTATCGCGGTCTAAGTTGAGGAGGGCGGATGCGCGGTCGTGAATGTCCATCGTACCACTTCGGTACCCGTCAACAAGTGCCGGGTCGCCTGAATAGTGGGTAAATAATCTGGGTTCTTGTTGTTTAGCGTCAGCTTCTTCAATGACAAATCCGTCATCCGGGACGACAAGCTTTCTAACAACTCTACCAACTTCGATGTTTCTTTTGGGGAAAGCTTGTAAATTCGGCTCTGAACAGGAGAATCTGACACCGGCAACTCCATAATCGTCCGACTTGGACTGGTTGAGGATAGGGTGAACCCGCCCGTTGACATTGTGGGTGTCGATCAGCGGGGTGATAAATGAGTCGCGCGCCTTCTCTAGACGTCGTACCGATAATATTGCGTGCCCAATATCGTTTGTCTCGAGCCATTTTTCGGTGAATGATACAGCACCGTTGTCCGTACGGGCGAACTTTTCTTCTGCGAATCCGTTAGCTCGATAGAGGGCCTCCACCGCTTTGGGCGACCGAACGTTAAAGCCCGGAACAAATACCTTGCTAGCCTCTTGGATAGCTGCTGTAACATCGCCGATTATCCTCCCCGAGTATTCGGGATTGATCTTCAACCCCCGGTTGTGCATCCGCGCCACATAAGGCAGCAAATCGCACTCTAGCTTCCACGGTTTGCGCAGGTCGTCATTATCCAGGATTGCCTGCTGCACAATCCATAACTGATAGGTGGATATGCCGTCGCCTGTTGCGTAATCAACGACGAGAGGGTGATCCCCCTCCAACCGCCAAAAGAACTTCATCTGTTTGCGGTCGGGCAATCCACCGAACCGGCGCGCAATTTCGGCATATACCTCTGACCCTTTTTTCGCCGTAACCCCGCGTCGGGCAGAGCAATCGTCCAATCCGTAACCCTGGGTAATATCGCTAATGATCGCCTCATTGATCATCGTGTCTTCTAGCGGAGCGCCAAGAACAATGCCGTGACGAAGAGAAATGCGCAGATCAAACCCGATATTGTGGCCCACAGTTCGACGACCCAATCGGCTACGATCAGCAAAAGCCTTTGCCAATTCATGTTCGAACTCCTCCCCATTCGGTATGTTGCCGCCAGCCTCGTGGCGAACCGGCACATAGATTGAATGTGTGGCATCGGTGATGACATAACCACAAATCTTGTCCTTCACCGTAATCCCGGTAGTTTCGGTATCATAGGCAATGACATGCGAATCTCTGACCATAACCAGAGCGCGCACTGGATCAATTATTTGTTTCATTTAGCCCCCTAAAGGCGGGGTGGGCATTTGCGCCCACCCCCAACAACGGGAAAGGAAAAGGCACGACCCTAAAACTTCCCCGCTGTGTTCTCATCGTATTGACGCGGCGCTGCTCTTTCAGTTGGAGGCTCGTCCTCGGCCTCGTCGTTCGCAACCCAGCCGCCCTTGCTGAACTGCTCGTACATTGAAGAGCAGAGTGCTGCCGTATCCTCATCGGCGAATCCCGCTCCGGTGTAGGTGAAGTTGAAGTATGGCCCTTCGGCACCCTTTTGCTGCACCGTCCCGATGTCGTACACCTGAACGTAGTGGGGAACGGGCTTGGAGTCAATCCGGGAGAGCAGCTGCTGCATTGGCTTCACGCTAGAGCGCGTGTTGATGATGATGCTTGGGCTTAACTCCGGGAAGTCTAGCAACGTCCACATCATGTTGTACGTGAGGCTTGCTGCCGGGGGCGAATTGTCGTCGCCGGGGATCGAGGTCCCAAATTTGTCAAGCCCCGATTCGGCCACCGTGTTAGCGGTCTTATAGATTATGCTATTCGGTGAGTTCTTGGGCTTAACGGTGAACTCGGCGTTGGCCGGTACCCAATGAATACCATCCATCGCGCGGGCGAGAATGCCTCGATCGTCATTCCGGGGTGCCCAAAGGACGTAGGACTTGCGGATGACAATGGGAATCGCGCGGAGCTTGGGGCCGAGATTTTGCTGCGCGATGGTATGCCAGAACTGTCCAGCTTTGGCGTCCGGGAAGTCCACCAATTCAGGCGAGATTGCCTGGATCAGCTTGATTCGCGGGATGATGCGATCGGAAGAGTCAACGTTACCGATCTTGCCCTTGTTATACTGAGCCAAATGGGCGGGCAGGCCCCCATTGGTTTTCTCTACTTCATTTGCCATGTTACTTCACCTTTGTGATTGAAGTGTACGTCATGATGTTCGTTGTGAACGTTGGGGCCGGGAGTTCCAACCCCTCAGCGTTCAGTTCCTTGGCGAGAGCACCTAAGGTCTGAGCGTTGACCGTCTCTTGGATGACTCCGCCATTCCCGTTCTGGCGCAGCCAATCAAACCCGGCTTGCTTGTCGGGCATCGAAGCAGACCAGCGAGTGCCGAGTGTAACTCGACCCACGCCCTCGATGGTGATGTTCTTGATGTTGTGTGCCCTCATTACCTCGGGCACCTGCTCCCGCGACAGTTTCATCTCGATTTGCTCGAGCGCCTCGCGGGACTCCTTGATCAGCGCGGTTGCCTGCCGTAATTGATCGTAGTGTTTGATAACCTGAACGTGATCGGTGGTGGAAACCACCTCGTCGGTCTGTTCCCTGATTTGGGTTGTTACGCCCCGTAGGGAACTGCATATAACTTGGAGGGTTACCAATGTATCTTCTTTCATTCTACACCTGCGCGTTGCACCGGTCTGTCTGACCGTATCTGTAGTATACCACACGCCGGGGTGCCTGTCAAGATAGTCTTCTATACATGAAGACCCCCGGAGTGTGCGAACTCCGGGGGCCTCTAGCCGCCTAACTAGAAACGGGGATCTTTAATTAGGCCGCGCTAGCCTTGTCAGCCGCCGCCTTGGCTGCGCCGGTAAGCGCCGCCTTGGGGAGGTTGACGTCCTTTTCCTCGCCGTCCAGACCGGCCAGCTTGCCGTTCTTGCGGGCGATAGTCGCCAGCATGTTCCGGAGGGTCATACGAGCACGACCTTCAGCACCGTGCCGCTTCTCGGCGACCTGGCCCTTGTAGTGCTCGACCTTCT